TCATGGCCGGATTGATGTAATCTCGTCCTTGCACATACCCGCCAGTGCCAGTCCCATGACCGTACTGTAGAATAATAGCGATAGGCACTCCGTTGTGGATGTGACTATTTGTCCAAACAAGTTGGTATCCACCTTTGGATCCGATGATCTCATAACTCCAAGAAGCGGCTGTCTCACCAGAATCTCTAGGCGTAGCTGAAGCCAGTGCTGAAACACCTTCTCGACCGTACTTTTCAAGAACAGTTCGGATATCATTACCTAAAAGTTTCTTTAGGAAGGATTCCGACTTTGAGAAGTTTCCTGGAACATCGAATGAGATCACGTCAACTCCTTTTAACCAGTAGTACCCAAAGCCTTACGACGAGCAGCATTAAGACTTCGATTTCGCGAAGCTATTTCGGAACGACTCATCTTCTGCGTGGGTTGATTCTTAACATTACAAACTCGAATAAGAGTCATTAAACGATTAAGATGCCACTTCTGACACTCGAAAGGAATCGTTAACGCGATCATCCAGTAATATATGAGTTCTGCAGTAACAGTCTCTGGACGACCGGTCGGGGATTTAATCTCATAAAAGGTCGTAGCTGTCATCGGAGCTTCAATATAGTCACTTACTTGTTTCATTACATTATCGGGAATAGCAGCATAGACCTTTTCATCGACATTACGAGTAATTGTCATGAAACGAATGTAGTCGAGGGCCTGTTCGTCAGTTCTCTTTTCAGGACTTAGAAAGGGCCTACCCCACTTTGACTCCCATTTTGACAAGGAGATCAGGGAATGCTCTAGTTCCAAAGTGCAATCCTTTGTATTAACAAACTCTTCAAGTTCCTCATCGAAGAACTCAACACCTGGAATTGTAATTGTGAGCATTCCCTGACCTCCATTGTTTTACAAAGATTACGCTGTGCGGACGAACGACCAATCATCGTCAGTCATGGCCGGGAAGTAGTAACCCGCCTTCGGAGTGGCGTAGATGATGAGTTTCGCGCCTGTGGTACCAGCGACAGTCGTAGTACCCGTAACGATAGCGTTGGTATCGCCGCGACGATAATCAACACCGGTCGTTGCGGGGATCGTGATAACACCTGTCGCCGACACGAAGGTCGGGGAAACCGGGGTAGCACTTGTCAAGGCACCAGCGAACATCGCAATGACCTCATCCGGGAGCGGGAGACGCGGGTCCGTGCCGGCAGAGCCGTATAGAGCATCCTCGAGCACCTGAAGGTTGGCAGGAGTGACCTTCGTGGAGTCGACAGTAAGGGTTACCGTGGGCTTGTAACCCGTAACGGCGACCGGAGTCGTGGTAATGGCCCAACTAAAGGTGATCGCCTCAGGAGAATCATTAACCGTCGCATAGGCTTTCTCGGAGGGAGCCGCAAGAGCTCCCCAGACCAGATGGATCTTGTAACCGAGGTCCTGACCGGAAACATCATTGCCGACCTTCGTGCGGTAAGCCAGACCAAAGGTCTTGCGAGCCTGCTGGCCGATGGACACACCAGTGGAAGGAGTGGCCGTGCCATCGCACTGAGCGAAAGCATCCGGATACGTGTAAGCCTCGATCGTCCCACCGAATGTCTCGGAGGAAACGAGGTTGAGGTACACCTGATTGTCAGCATAAAGAGGAGAAGCCTCAGCACCACCAGGCGACTCGGTAACGGCCGTAAGACCATTCCAAGCATACCCGATAGAATAGACTCCATTAGTGGGGATGTAGAGAACGCCCTGGTCAACACCAGTCTCGAAACGGCGCTCGCTCACCTGATCCCAAAGAAGCTTAGTCATAACTAGTTCCTATCGTCAGAAATATAGATTGTAGACATCATGATTGAGATTGTCGGCTGTAAAATGCCTGGAAAAGAGGCACATTGGGAGAGCTGCAACCTTGTCAGGGATTGAACTATCCGGGTTCTTATCAATAACCGTGACAGCATATCTCTTTGTAAGAGAATATGGCTTATTCGCTGCGAACTTAACAGCCGAATAGTCACGATTATACACAATAGCCGGATAATTCATGCTGACCGAAGCGGGTGGTTGGAAATACACATTTCCCGATCCAAGGATGCCCTCTAGAACTGTCTGTAGAGCAGTTCTACTACCCATTATAGACACCCCCGATTGTCAGAATAAGACGGGGGCGCTGGACTTCCACGTTAGTGACTTTCCAGCGAGTCCCCATCCATTCAATATACCGGATAGCGGAGAAGTTCTGTTCGGAATATGCGTCAAGCATAAGACTGAAAGAGTTACTTAAAGCAAGATTATCATTTAGATTCTCACTTGTCTCCATCCGTCGAGCATTACGAACAACATCGCCATAGGTCATTCGGGGGGTTGTAACCTCTTCCCAAACACCAGCGGCAGTCTCAGTCGGAGAGACATAACCTACTTCGCCATGAAACTTTGCCATAATACCCTCCTTACAGAACTTCTTCGCTAATCGTTAGGATCAGGCCGTGTAGATGTAGGTCCAGTCCGTGTTGGTGTTGTGCGGGAACGCGTAACCGGTGGCCGGGAAGGCCTCGACCTCAGTCGTCTCAGTGATGACAACGGTGCCAGTCTTGGTCACGTCATCGATCTTGTAGACCACACCGGTAACGGTCGGGATCGTGATCGTGTTCGTCTCGCCCGCGAAGGACGGGGACGTCGGGGTCACGAGGGTGCCGGCATCACGCTTGATGACGACGGCCGACTTCGGCTTGGTGAGAGCGCCCGAGATACGGGACTCGATGAGGTACTTGAGCTGGTTGTAGTCCAGATCGAAGTCGTCGAACATCGAGACAGCGCCACCATGATCAGCACCAATGGTGTAGTCAGCCAGGTTGACGATGATGGCCAGGACATCGGGAACGCTGTCCATAACATCCACCGTGACGATCTTCGACACGCGAAGAGCAGCGGTAAGAGCAGCCTCGGTCTCGTAAAGACGACGGTCGACCTTGTCCTTGATCAACATGAGGTCCGTGAGGATCGCATCCGTCGTGAACATGACCGGGTTGCCCGAGCCCTTGTAGTAGGTGCGAGCGCGAAGGACCGCCTCGACGATCTCCTGGCCGGCAACGTTCGAAGGGATCGTGACCGAGTGCGTGTACATCGAGTCATCGAAAGCGATGGGGCGCAGGTGGTCCTCATCGATCTTGTCGGCGTCATCGGGCTCACGGCCATCGCCAATGAGGATCGCGCGGGCGATTTCCTCATCAAGCCCGAGCCGCATCTCAGCCTTAAGCCAAGCGATAACGTCGAGGTCGGTGATGTCAACAACATCATCGCGATCGAGCTTCTGCTTCTTGTAGACCGTGGTGGGGGTCGTGACGCGCTTCAGGAGCTTGATGATCTCGTCCTTCTTCATCGCACCCTTGACATAACCCTTGGCGCGAGCCTCATCAGCGGTGAGGTCAGCGACGATGCCCTTGATGCGAGAGAAGGGGCTGTGCTTGGTCTCGATGAGGATTGTGGAGACCCACTCAGTACGACGGCTAAGGATCTCCGGGCTGTTGGACAGCGTCCGGGCATCCGGGAAGAGGAAGTCGATATTCTCGATACCATAATCCTGAGCGTGGGCGAGGAAGGACTCCTTCAGGGAGCCGAGACGAACAGCGTCGTTGACGATGTCCTTGACCTGCGAGTGGGAAAGCGTGTGGCGAGTATCGACGGCAGCGCCGTTCTGCTCAAAAACATTGCGCGACATATAGGTTTCTCCCTGATCGTGTTGAAGATTGTCTTCGGAATCATTGCTGTGCTTAGCGGTCTGGTCCTGCGAGAGGGCCTCACCGATCATGAAATAGACGACATTCTTCTGCTCCTCAGAGAGGGTGTCGAAGACGTCCTGGACGGTACGAGTGTCAGTGGCGGGCACCATTGTTTCTCCTTGAGTAATAGTGATTTCCTGATCCTTATGTTCGATAAGATCAGCGGCTTCTACCTTGTCGAGTTCTTGAACCGACTCGATAACTTCTTCCTTATCGGCATGCTGGATCAGAGAATCCTCCGGGACATCCAAAGCGTAACCGGTATAGATAAGAACATCCATCTCCATGTCATCAATATCGCCATCACTGTGTGCGAGATTAATGACATCAATAAACGCTCCAGGATTTGCCCCAGCGATAACGAGGCTTACTTCCTTAATGTTTCCATGAAGGACAACTTGGCGATCCTTATTCTTAGTAAGGCCGCTAGCATAGATGGAAAGAGCTTCAACGTCTCCATGTTGGACAAACCGCTTAGCCATCTTGCCATACTCGGTGTCATTGAAGAAACTTTCACCATAAACTCCATCGGGGCGATTCTTAAGAATCGTATACCCAAGGATATTGCTAGGTTCAGTGTGATTATGCTGCCAAACGAGTGGAACCTTCATTCCATCCTGATGCTCGAAAGCGTTAGGAGCAATGATAAGACCATCCGTGCACTTAATCCCAGACCTAGTAACGTAACCTCCGAAATCTGCTTCCATTTTGATGTTTCACCTTCCTTTCTAACTTGTGTTGGACGGCGGGTTTAACTGCGCATCAAACGAAGCAGCAGGGTCCGCACTTGGTGTAGGACTAGCCTGTGGGATGTTCTTGTTGACGAGTTGATCGGCTTTTGGATCCGGATGAGGTTTGACACCCATAGCTGAACGAACTTCATTACTCGACAAGATCTCATTACGAGTGAACTTATCAGCGATTTCAGCCATTGAAGACATTGAGACTGACTTGAACGGGTCCTTGTAGAACTCGATAGACTGACCTTGGCTGCGAGCAGTTTTCGTTAGAAAAGCGCGCTTCATGTTATCAACGATTGCTGAGAGAATCGGTTCAACTGTCCGGTTGTGGTAGTTGATCATTGTCATCTCGTCAGCAGTACCATTCATAACAGCTTCGGTGAGACCTAATTGGCTATACAAAACCCCTGTCAGATACTCAACTTGCTTCAACATATTGTTTTCGATGGGGCGATTCAACTGAGTGATACGTTCAGTGCCATCTGTATAAGCGACCCCATACTGTGACCCCCGGAGTTGCATCTCGATATCTTTACGGCGTTCATCGGCTTGCTTTCGACGAGCTTCACTCTTGATGACGTAAGGAAGTTGGATGATCAAGTCGAGTTTGCCAGAACTAGTCTGCTCGTCGATGGAATCCAACATTCCCAATTTACGAATAAGCCTTTGGAGTGTCGAGTTTGGCTCGTTCATGATGTTGTAAAGCGGATTCTCAACGATAGCGACTGTCGCTTTAGGGAGAACGATCTCTTGTTTACGTCCAGTGATCTCATTATATAGATTAACTCGAACGTGTTTTGGATACCAAGCTACAATCTCACCAACTCTAAAGTTTTTAACATCGAAAGCGCCAGTAATGGTCGGATTATCAGTCGCATCCACGGGTACAATCGCGATAACGCCTTTTTCGAACATGGTCATAGCTGCATCTTGACGAAGGGCTCTGGCCGTCTGATCGATATTAGCTTCAATTGTAAGACAGTTATTTAATCCACTCTGAATCGTCTCCAAATATCGTCCATCCCCATCCACTCGCACGTGAAGTACGGGTATGGCTGCGACATCAATAGCTAAACGGTTGTAAATGGATCCGATGATCGACTTTTCTCCGAATGGATTTAAACGAACTCGGTGATCGGGACGAGAACCATAACTACTAACTCCGAAACTTGAGAAAGTAGCGAGTTCACTATCTTGATTCTCTTTAGAAAAAGCGTTCCAGGCGTGCTTTAGTCTATTAGTAAACGACAAAATAAGTCACCCCCTTTCTTTATGTAGTAGACTCGAGTATGACTTATTTTGTAACTTTGGAGGCCTGTTTATAGGATTGAGTAAACTTTTCATTCATGATATAAGCCGTTTTGTCTGAATTTAATGAAGCGTAAACATCAGTGTACTTCATATTAAAAGCCCCGCCTTGCGCGAGGAATGATGTGAATTCTTTTCCGGTAACTATATGTTGACCGTATATAGATGAGACGCCTATTAAATCATCAGGGTTTTTTGCAGCCTGGTCAATTGTTTGTAAAGCTCTATCATGATAGAATTTTGTTGCGGCGGCGCGCTTTTCTCTTCCAGACATCTTGATTTTGGACGCTTTAGCCTTGGTGGCGGCCGAATTGATTCCTTCAGCCTTCCTATGCCCCCACTTCATACCCTTAACGCCAATGTGAGAAAGACTATCCTCAACTTCAGAATATAACAATTTAGAATCTTTCTATATTGGATCTAAATATTAGTTGGATGCCTTGGCTAACTTGCGAGCGGCAATCTCAGTAGCGACGACAGCACCAACAGGGCCTCCAAGATATCCGAGAGCGAGACTCTTACCTCGACTATAACCTTGTGAACGCAGGATGTTCGCTGAAGCCGACCCTCCGGCAAACCCTAGGGCTCCAGCAGGACCGCCTAGAATGGTTCCAACAGCGATCGTTCCAGCACTAATAGAATTAAAACCCTTATGTGTCTTTGCATAAGTAAGCGCCTCTCCTAGAACGACCTTGCGTGCTGCTCTAACTTTTCCACGATATACATTACTATCAGCGACGCGAGTAGCGTGGTCGGGACCAGCACTCGTTGAACCTTCAGCCTTCCTATGACCCCATCGCATACCCTTAACGCCGATGTGAGAAAGACTATCTTCAACTTCAGAATACAGCATTTAAACTCCTTAAGGGTATCGTCGGACGAGATCGGTCGACGTTGTTACAACCGAACTTGCTATGTTAACTCCATCCCAGAAAGGCGATTTAGGGTTATATTTTGTACCGCGTTTGACGTTAGCGGCGAACCGTGATTCTTTGATATCACTAGCGACGTTTGATGCTCCACGCATTCCAGCTGAGATGACAGTCGGGCCGTATCGTTCTAGAACTAAAGGTGCGGCAATCATTCCAAGAGTTGTCGATAAGACAACGGCCGTGGCAATGTCGTTTGAATGTTTGTCTATTTTCTTTAATGCTGCCGCATACTCTGGGTCAGACTTCGCTCGCTCTTTGATTCGAGTTCTGATAGCTTTTCTATCAGCAACAACCCCTCTGTAAGTAGTCTTCTCTAGAGTTTTCAGATCTTTTCGGTCTGTCTTAGCTGACATATATGCGAGTTTCGCAGAGGTAGGTGTTTTACGTTGCCCCCAGCGCATACCTTTGATTCCGAAATGCAAGAGAAAGTCGTCGACATTATCGAATCCTAAAGAATGCATAATAGCTGTGACAACTTCACGAGCTTGTTTAATACCCTCGACTGTTAATTTATCTGCACCTACAATTTTAAATATGGAACTATCTATGAAGCGAATCGGCTCTTCTCCTAGAGATCCAGCGTCATTAATGTCAACTAAGGCGTTATAACCTTTAACTTTAGCGTAGTCAAAGAACGCCTTAGCAGCCGGATTTTCACTACCATCCTTTTGCTGAGCCCATAAAGCCGCAAAAAAACTAGCCGTATCCGATTCAGATCTAGAATTCTTTCCCATCATATACATATCCATAGCGTGATTTTCTATGATGTATTTCTTAGCTGGAGATCCACCGATCTTTTCATCTTTTAAAAAGGACAAAATAAGATCGTAAGTACCCTTAGCTGATGGTGATTTTACATCAGTCATGGCTTTATAGTTATTAACATAACCTTCGCTCGCATTATAGCCCCACTGTTTCCAATAAACAGGAAGAGCTGCTTTATATCGAGTTATATCTTCTTGTTTATATGCAGCAAAGAAACCACCGGGTCTAATACTTTTTTCCTCAACCATGGAAATCCGCTTGACTATATCGCCAGCTTTAATATTGACAGGACTAGTGCTTAACTTTAGAGGATCAAAAACGCTAGATTTAACAGTGTTGCTTCCTTCCATGAATTTCTTAAAAGAAGGAAGATTCTCACCGCTTAAACTAAGTTCTTTATTCCCTTTATACGCATAAAAAGCTACGTAACCGACCAAACCAATAGCTATAGCGCCATAAACTAGAGCTTCCTCTTGACCAGGAGATAGTCTTTTTTTTGCTGGGGGCGCTATAATGTCATTTGGTTCATCGGGTGGTCCATATTTTTTACGCATCGTTTCTGATGCTATAGGGCTCGTAGATAAACCTAGTTTTTCTATTATCTTCTTATCAGAAGAAGTTAGAACGGGTGGCGTTTCACTTTTTTGAGGCGAAGATGTTTCCTCAGATATAGTGTTAGATTGTCCTCCAGATTTGGGATCATCATGTATGACACCCCATTTCATACCCTTAACACCAAAATGCTCAAGGAAGTCATCGACTTCATCCGGAGAAATATCTGTCATTCGAAACCTTCCTTATTGGCTTTCCAGGCGATATAGGCATCCATGAGAGCGGACACGCTATCGATCTTCTGATCATAACGTTTCTTCATAAGTTTCCGGTTACCGTTGGTATCTTCTAAAGTAACCGCGTTACCCATTGTGAATGTCATCATCTCCTGATCGAAAATGAGCATTCGTTCTTCACTGAGTTTCTTCAACTCACCAAGAGGTACAGACTCCGTACGAGAACCCTGAATGACTTTCTCGATTCCGAAGGGACCATTATCTTGTTCCCATCGTGTCACGAATTCTTTAGCATTGTAGGGGTCGAAACCCATTGCCCGTACTTCATAACCTAGATCTGTGATGTACTTGTCAAGATCA